GATTTGCTTCTAAGTGGACCGGAGGTGTACGATATGCTACACGTACGGGTTACTGTCGCGAAGGCCAACGGGTTGTCAGAGGCGGTGATCGAGTCTGATCAACCACTCAAGCCAATGCTGGCAGTAATTAGGGAAGGGCATGCTGTAGACCGTGAGGCGATGGAACTAGTGGAGAAAGTGTTTGGTAAGGAGGTGAGGGACCTAGCTAGGCATTATACTAGATCGGGTGCGACATTAGGCTTGTTATATGAGAGCCTGATGAAGTACGACCACCCTGATGTGGCCTGGTCCAGCCTGAATGATGACGTGAAGCGGCGATTGCAGGAGGCTATGAACGCTGCCTATAAGGTGTTCGGAGTTAGAGGACTGAAGCCTAAGCCACTGAATGAAGTGGCGGTGGAGCCCTCTTCACCAGGCGCCTCATGGCGGTTGTATGGTCGTCCAGGCAAGAGGACTGACTTCAACGTCTATGCTGAAGGTCTAGCTCGCGCGGAGATGATCTTCCGTAGAGCAATGCAGCGTAAACAACCCTTCTGCCAATTGGCACCCTGTTTGGCCTATCTGCGAACGCAATTAGCAAGGCGTGGCAGTCCGAAGGTAAGGTTAGTTTGGGGCTACCCATTTGAAGTCAATTTGATAGAGGGTAGTTTTGCTGAGCCTTACCAGGAGGTACTTCTTTCCCGTAATGCGCCAATACTTCCGCGAACTAAACGCTGGATCTCAATGGCGCTGGATCACGTGAAGCGGAGTGGAACACCAGTTGGACTCGACTGGTCGCGGTTTGACTCATCCGTTCCCCGGTTCCTAATCCGTTTTGCGTTTGGCATCATTAAGAAGGCGTATGGAGCTGAATTTGAAGGAGTGCTTGAAATGATAGAACACTACTTCATCTTCACGCCAATAATGATGCCAGACGGTAGGACATTTGTCAAGAGGACAGGCATACCATCCGGATCTAGGTTCACGGCGCTCATAGGCTCGATTGTGAACTGGGTTCTGATTTATGCCATGACCAAGGGTGAAGCGCGTCAACTCCACACTGTTGGAGATGATAGTCTTTTCGCTTTACCCTATACGGATCGTAAGATCCGTAAGATGCTTGACGAATGGAAGAGCTTCGCTGCGGCGCTAGGAATGATCATCAACCCTGATAAATCTGAGATTGGGTCGGATGTTAAGTTCCTAGGTCGTAGACAAAGGTATGGCTCGACCTACCGGGATCCCGGGATACTTCTACTCCATTTTATGTTGCCCGAAATATCTGGGGACAAAATGGAGGAGAGGCTCTTGGGTTTATTATGGGATTCCAGCTTAAATGACTGGCCCATATTCTCCTTGTATGCGCATTTTGCATTGCTACCAATGGAGGTAAACCCAAGGGAAGTACCGTGGCCAATGAGAGTGGCGTTAGGCGGTGAACAGTTAATATCCGTCGGTGCCATTTTCTCACATGG